TGTATTAAAATTTTATATTAAAGAATTAAATAAAATGCTATCAAAATTACGTAGCTACAAAATAATGCTAAATAATAGTGTAATAAAAGAGTTAAATAAGAGATTAGACAAATTAAATACTTATTTGGTTGAACCTGACCCAAGCATAGTTGGCCAAGCAAACGCAAAATTTTACATTCGAATTTTAGAAAATAGTTCAAAAAATCTTACTAAAACACGCAATGCTAGTCCTAAGCAAAAACCAAGGGTTAAAACGCTAAAACGCACCAAATCTTTTTAATCATATTATTTTTTTTCAAGCAAAAATAATATATATAATATATAGTTATGTATTTAAAAAAGAAACACTTAACGCGAAAAAGAAAAAGAAAAAATGCAAAAACTAAAGGCGAAGGATTAGCTGACATAGTTCCTTTTTTGCTTAAACAAAAATTAGGCAATCTTACTAATAAACAAAAAAAAACAACATTACAAAATATATTTTCTAATTTACCCAGAGCGAGTGTTGAAGATGCTATAACACAAAAAGAATTGGCACTAAAAGAATTGGCCGAAAAACCTAGACAACTAGTTCAAATAACACCAGTGCCCATTTATAATTATCCATTTCAACAAAAATTACCTAGAGGTTATGAATATAATTATCCATTAGTAAAAGTAATGGGTTCTAATACAGAAACAGACTTAGTAGATAATATATATAGTTTAAAGCGACATGCTGAATATCCTAAGCAGTTTTTACAAACATTATTTGCCAATTTTTTAAAAATTACTAAAAAACGAAGAAGTTCTGATGACTATATTTTGTCGCGTATACCTGATTATGAACTACAACAAGTATTGACAACAAACAAATTTTTTATAATAGATTTTGATTTTTTGAGCAATGCTTTAGAGCTAAGTGAACAAAAATTAACAAATCGTGGAAGTTATAGTGGAACTTCTAACTATAGCAAAAGCGTTGCAAGTGTTGATGCAAGCAAAACAAAAAAATTTAAATCATTTAATGCATTTATAACAAAAAAAATCAAAAATATTATTTTTGACCCACTTATAATTGCATATAAAGCATATTGGGCAATAAAGCATACTACAAAAATAATGATTGATTATTATAGCATTGTTAGTGCTCGTAAGATTCGACCTGTCTTTTACAGGACTACATATGCTACTAATATTAGACATTTTCCTATTGAACACGATGAACCAAATATGAAAGGAGAATTACAACGCTTTAGAGATGTTTGGCATAATACAGAAGTAGGACAGCAAAAATATAAAAATGAATTATGGGATTTTGCTAGATATTATGATGTACAACCCGAAGATAAACCGCTATATACTCCCGAAGTAACAAATGTTCATGTATATGATGTATTAACCTACTATATTTTAGAATTAAACCGGTCACTTGAATATTTGGCCACTTACAGAATTAGTGTAGTGCGCGAACTATTAGATGCCATAAATAGTGATTTGGCACATATAACTAACAAAATTAGGACTTTATATAGTGACGATTTAATCCTAACTGTTGCTCCACAAAATACTGAACTTGATAGTCATAGACCATATTTCAGAATTAGTATTCCTGATTTACCTTAAAAGTAGTAATAATCTAAATATTTTTTAATTTTTTTGTAAAAAAGTTTATTATAACATTATATTATAGTATGGCATTAAGACAACCCCCTATTTTAATAAATCCTATAAATAGGGCACAACCTAGACGACCGAGCGAACCACCATATTCAGCATTGCGTCACAGATACAACTTTGGATTAATGTATCAGGATATATGGGAACCACAACTATTAAGTCCGTTATATGCAGCCAAATATAATATGGAATATGATGGGGCAGTGGGTTATATTAAAACTATTATGAGAGATTTTGTAGAGCAAAGAGAAGATAAATCAAGAGACAGAATTATGGAAAATATTGGAATAAATAGGTTTAAAGCGGATTTAAGTGGAGACAATTTTTTCGTAATAGATTATAATTTTTTAATGAATAAATTTAAATTAAATAGAGGTACATCGCCTAGAAAAGCATTAAAAATTCATGCCCTTATTAATGATGTGCTATTGCCTTCTTATAAAGCACTAGTATGTATTCAAAATACTTTGGAAATAGCGGATAATACAATCGCAATAATCATCATGGACGCACAAGGTAATAATTTTGAACCAGTAACATCTATATTAGATATTGTAATAGATGAAGATTTAATAGAAGAAGTAGCCGATGGCGATGTATCACAAAAATTTAACGAGCAATGGGAAAATGATGAGTCGACTAAAGATATACCACCTGATATTAGTGTTACTCCCCTAATGGTATTAGAATATTATGTGGCTAAATTAAATCACTTGTTAGTCAACTTACATTACAATAAAATTAGTATAAATAAAACACTTATAAAATCAATAAATAAAAAATTAAAGTCTTTAAATAATACTTTAAAACTAATGTATAATTATGATCCAAAATGGATTATTGAAGAAATAAAAAGAACACGTTCTTTAACTATGAAAAAATCTAAACGCTCTTCACAACGCAAAACCAAATCAATATAAAGAGAAAATTGCAGTTAATAGTATTTATAATTGTTTAAATACTATTAATTTATGTTTATGAATTAAGTTTATAATTTACATTCTTTTGTATGAACTTTTGCATTCAGGACTGCTCATAGCATCTTTGAATGACATTTTATTATCTTTGGCAAATCTTTTAACGTGTCCGATCCATTTTCCAGCAGTGCGTTTTTTTGAACCTTTTCTCTGTTTTCTTGGACCTTTGCGATTTCCTCTACGAGTTCTACGCGAACCACGTCTTCTGCGACCACCTTGCATTTCTTCACCGCCTTTTTTTTCTTCGTCTTCGGTACTCATCATTTTTATATATAATGTAAATATTTTAATTTATTTTAATTTTATTTAAATTTTATTTTATTTTATATTATTTTACTTTATTTTACTAATTACTAATTACTAATTAGTAAAATAAAATTAATTAAATTCTCTAAAGAACTAAAAAAAAAATATATATAAAAAACTTAATTAGTCCTCATTATTTGTTTCTGTTGTACTATTTGAAGATGACTCATAATCATTAATAAAGTCAGTGCTGTTTGTTAAACAATTATCTAGTTTTTTGGCTATTGTTTTAAATTTATTAATGATTAGTGTTAATTTAGCAACAATTATTGAATCGCTAATGTATGTTACTTTTAAATTATTTAAACCTTTTAATGCATTTTGTAATGCATCATTAATAGTTTCGCATTCTTCATTGTGATCTCCATTAATTAAGAATTCAGCTGTTTTTTCTATATTAGCAGTTAAATTTTCTAAATAACTAATTGTTGTTTCTCTATTGTAATTATAATAATATCTTGTGAATGGCGAAATATATTTTGAACTATCAACTGCTAATCTAGTAGAACCAATTAGACTTATTACAGACAGTTTATCATTTTCATTTATTTGTCTAATTACTTCTAAATCTAACAATAAATTATCAATATTCATAATTATAATTTATTATTATAAAAAAGAATAAAAGAATAAAAGAATTAAAAAAAGTGTTTATTTTCTAAATAATTAGTTTTCTGTGTTTCTATATCCATAAATCATAATTATTTAAATAATAATCTAGCAATGCTATTTTTTGCGAATAATTGGAACGGCAATAGTTACTGCAAAATGAGTGATTGTATCCTCTATATATATTCATATTTTTGTTAATATTATTTTCACAAAACTTACAAGTATATAAGATTAATGGCCTAGTTGTATAAGTAGCACTAACATTATTACTAAAATTAACATTGTAAATAATATTAGATCCTGACGAACTTAAAGAACTATTAGAACTAGCGGGACTATTATATGGTGTATGTGTAATGCTCATAATTTATAATAGTGTATACTATTTATACTATTAATACTATTTTAAAATATTACTATTTTTTACAATCAATTTTTTTATTCATTGGATCACAAAATAATTAACTATATACTCAAATTTTTACCTTTATAATTCAATATATCATATATTTTAGATGTAGTTGGAAACTCATCTTCACCATAAATATCTTGCAATAATAACCATTCAAATAGTCCACCAATATAAACATACAAATTTGTGAAACCAAGTTTATATAATTGATTGTATTTTTCAATAACTTTATTGTCACTGCAATTCTCTCCATATATTAAAATTTTAATGGACTTATTTTTTTTTAAAAAGCTATTCAAAATGTCTTCTTCTTTTGATGCGTGTATAGTATTTTTAATTAAACACTCTTGTTTTGAATAGTCTAATGTATTAATTAACAATAATTTATCGTTTTTAAAATTACAATAATTTTGAACATATTCAAAATTGACTTTATTAATACTATAACTAAGTCCCATATTAATAATTATAATTATAAGTTTTATATTTTAGTAACTATTAAAACTAATTAAAACTTAATGTAGTGCTAATAAACTCCTTTTTTATAATTTTAGAAGCATTTGAAGACAGTTCTTCACGTTTTTTTCGTGTTTTATTTAAATTAATTGGTGTAGATGGTATTACAGATGTTTCAGATGAAGTTGATGTTTCATTACTACTTGACGCCGTTGAAGTATATGAATCTGAACTTTCAATTGAAGTATTTGAATTAATAGAGGTATTTTTAACTTTTGCAGAACTATTTCGCAAATTCATATCATTTTCAATTATACTATAATTGTTTTCAATATATTCTAATATATTATTTTCAATAGTCCATTTAAAAAAATTAAGTTGTCCTAGCGTAGTTTGCACACACATAGTATCTTTATATGGCACATTTATTCTATCCCATCTGCAAAATGGGTCAAATTTTTTCTTACTATATGCTTTAAGTTTTAATTTGTAATCATTATAAACTTTAAATCTCTCATTTGTGCTAGGATTTTCAATAACACAATAATTCTTTTTTGAATAGTTTGTAACAAACCAATCTACTATTCGTAGAGAGATTTTAGATGTTCCATTTATAATACTTATCATTTTATCAAAATATTCTGTTTCCTTGTAAAAAATCATTAATTTATTTAGCAATATATCATTTTGGGTATCAATATTTTGAACCATTTATTAGTTTATAACTAATAATATTTAAGTATTAATTTACTAATAATTGTTATTATTTTTAATAATTGTTATTATTTTTAATAACCTTATATTATAGTGAATTAGTTAATAGTGCATATGAAATTATTAATTATTGATAGTAATAGCGGTGCAAAAACTCTTATACGCTCAATAAGAACTGTTAAACATTTAGACTTTAAATTTGTTAAATTAGAGAATATTAATTTAACAAACATTACAAAAAACTTACTTAGAGATTCCACATTAAAGGTTCTAAGTCATAATTTGCCCCAGAATTATGATGTGTGTATTATTATGTGTATTAGTGCTTCATCATCTATTTTAGATATATTAATTAAACATAATTTTAGAATAGCAAATGTACTTATTATTGAACCATTAATTCCAATATGTTTATATATTAAAAAGCATAAATTTAAAACACTATTAATTTTATCAACACAACTAACACAAAAAATTAGATGGTTTAGTAGATTACTTAATGTTAATAATAGTTATACAATTAATTATGCTAGTTTAAATTTATCAGAAAATCAAATGACAAATATTACAAAAATACAGGAAGCAATTGCTAACTTAGTAAATTATAAAACATTTATTGCTAATTGTGATGCAATAGTATTAGGATGTAGTAGTTATAGTTTATCTAAAAATAGTATAGCTAAAGAATTAAAGTCAATCTATAATTTTAATGGAGCATTATTAGATTCTACCACTATTACATTTGACTATTTTAATAATTATTATAGTACTTATTAATTATAGTTTAGACTGTTTAATATTATACTATTAATAAAATTACTAAAATTACTAAAATTACTAAAATTATATTTAGTAAAGTAATATAAAAACTAACTATACTAATTTAGTCATGAATACTATTTATAGTTCACATATTACTATTTTAGCCAATAAATTAATAGCAAATAATTATGCTTATGTGTCTTTTAATGATGTTTCAAATAAATATATTTTGCATATTAAACATAATGAAAATTATAATGAGTTAAGCGATGATGATAAATATAATGTATTACTTTATTTACAACATTATTACACAACTAAGTGTTGGAAAAATTAATAATTCATTTTTTAAATTAAAAAATAGTTATATATTATTATGGATAGACCTATTAAAGAATATGACGAATTATTAACAAGTGTTGAATTTATAATGAAAAAATTATCTTATGATATACAAATAACACATCTCGACCGCGAAGAACCTACTGTTATATTTATTATGTATAAAGAATATATAAATAATCGTATTGGTTCATTAGTTATTAGAATTAGAGAAGATATGTTAAAAACAGGTAGACTAACAAGAAATACACAAGACCAACTCCATAATACTTTTTATATATCTGATATTAATGTTAGCAAACCCTACCAAGGCAAAGGTGTTGGTTCATTATTATTGATTTATGGAATGTGTTATATGAAAATAAACAATCCTAACATTGTATATGTTACTCTAGATGATGCTAGTAAATATCGTACACACATGAATAGCAATATTTATGGTAAATTAGGATTTGTTACTGAAAGTCACACTTCAATATATAACAATAACTCAAAACTAGCAGACGAAGAAGATTATAAAAAATTATTAAATAGAGAAGCTAATTTTACATCCAGAGCCAAAGCAATAATTACTAAGATTATGATAAAAACAAGAATAAAAACAAGAATAAAAACAAGAACAAGAACAAAAATAAGAACAAGAAGTACAACAAGAACAATAACAAAAAAACGAAAATAAAGTAGTTATTAATTAGTAATTATTTAACAATAATTTTATAGTATTTATTATATAAATGAATGATCCAAATAATTTTTATAATATAACATTTAATAATTATGATAAAAATAATGCAATAAATAATGAAATATTTAACAGACACTTTCCATCAAGTAGTTTAACAATGAACTTTCCATTTAGACCAGTAAATACTAAATACACACTAATGCCAACACTTAATAATGTTATAAAATCGGGCGAACCAATTAATAATTATAATGTTTTTGATGTAAGCACTACATTTTTTCCTGGTACGCGAAAACCACATTATTGTGGATTTGCATCAAATGTCGATAAAGAATCAACTTTACGTAACCAATTTTTTGCTTTACAAAAAGCAGATCAAGCGCGTTATATTCCAGACAGCACAAGTGATTTGTATGAAAATAATATAGAAGAGTTACCACAAAAAGTCAATTTAGCAGATAGTTTATTATTTGATGAAACAAAATTTAATGATTTTAATCCAAATTTATCAAATTCAATAGGACATGAATTATTCTATAACTCAACACGAGTTCAATTAAAAGATTTAAAATAAAAATTATAATATATAACTATGAATATTAAAATAGGAGAGATTAAAGAGACTATAGGAGCAAAACCAGGAAAGAAAAAAAAGGAAAAAAAAGAGAAAAATTTAGGACAATTAAATACTAAAGGGTTAAATATTGTAACATTAGATTTAGAAAAAAATAATAATCAAACAGTTGCGCCCGAATCATTAAAGTTAGAAACTACACAATTAAATTCTAATAATCAAGTTAAAGAAGAAAAAGAGTCATTAGCTAATATTGATTTATTATATTTAACAAATCAACATCGATTCTTTAAATCCAATAATATTGATACACTATTAAGTAATAATTATTTATTAAAAACAATATATAATAATTTAGACGAAAATATAAATTGCTTTAAGGATGAAATTATAAAATATAATAGTTTGAATTTAAAAGAACTATTAGAAAACAATGGTTACAGTGAAGGCCAGGAAAAACACAAACTGTTTTATTTGTTATATGTATTAAATTTAATAGTGCATTTAAAAGAAAAAAAAATTCAAAATTTAATATGCGAAGACCTTAAAGATTATTCAAATAACTATAAAACAAGTAAATCCAATGAAGAAGAAGAAACTATAAACACTAACTTTAATATTATTAATGAAACATTAAAATTAATGTCTTCTAGTGCTTCAAGTTCCAAAAAATTAACCAATATAGATTTAATGGTTACCAAAAAATCTAATAATAACAATAAAAAAATACTCCCGCAAAAGTGGGAATAAATTATTTTATAACTATATATTATTTATAGTATATTATGAATTATATAAACTATGTATATAATAAAAACAATAATGGTAAAAATAATAATGGTAAAAATAATATGCAATCTAAAAAGACACAGCGTAAACCAGTATATCTTAAAAAAACACATAAAAAAACACGGGGCAAATTTACAAGATTAAAATGTGCACCACAAAAAAACAGTTCTGTTGATGATGAATTAAAAGATTATACATGCTATTCAAGAAGTAATTTGCAAACATTTAAAGAGCTATGGAATAATAATAGTAATGAAAAAATTACTACAAATAATAGTAAAGAAATATGGCAATTTTTCAAAAACAGGCTAAGCAAAGAATGTTATGATGAATTATGTTGGTTAAAAAAAAGCAAATTGTCTTCTATTAACAACAGCGAATTATTAATAAAAGAAATATTTAAACCGTTTTCGCCAAAAACATGGATTACAAACCCTTCTACATGGCTTTCTAGTGTTGATATAACAAAAATAATGAGTCAATATGAAAAATCGTATCCAAATTTTAAGTTTATTGGACCAAGTCCAATTGACTTTGATTCGAAAGAATTATTTTCAACATGTGTATGGGAACAATTGTGTAATTTTAATTTAAAGAACTATATTCAAAAAAAAATAACAAAAATTGGAATTATTTTTAATACTGATACGCACGACAAACCTGGAAAACATTGGATATCATTATTTATAGACTTGGACAAAAAGTTTATCTTTTATTTCGACAGTAATGGAACAAAAATGCCAAAGCAAATAAAAGTATTTATAAATAGAATAGAACAACAAGGACAAAACGAAAATATAATATTAAATGTGGATAGTAATGAAGGTTTTACACATCAATATAATGACGGGCAATGTGGTATGTATGCACTATATTTTGTGATAGAATTATTAAAAGAAAATAAAACATACAATTATTTTAAAACAAAACGAATTAAAGATGCCACAATGAAAAAATATAGAACAATTTATTTTAATCAGGCAAATAAAGAACTTTATGATGCAAAAGACTAGCTTCTTTCTCTCTACCGCCTAGAATATTTAAAATCTATCAATGGTTTTAATTAGTTCAACTTCTTCGTGCTCGGCCATTAAATATGGACTGTTTGTCTTTTTTTCACTTTTAGTCACAGTTTCTAATTTAGTTAATATATATTCACCACATGGGCCACAATTGTCTTCATTTGCCAAATCTATTTTTTTGTTTAATTTAATAGCACATCGCTCTTGACTCCATCGCCCAAGTGGACCCACTTCATTTAAAAATAACATATTAAATAGCGTCTTGCTATATAGAAACTTGGGTGCTTTTGTAAAAGGCATTATTGCTATTATTATACTTACTATTAAATAGTATAATAATAAATCAATTTTTTAAATAAAAATGCTATGCATAAATAAAATTGAAATAGTTTTTTTAAAACAAGTATAACAAAACAAAGCATAATCTAAACTATGAAATATGTTATTGCATTTTTGTTTATGCTAATTATTACACCACATGCGATGTCGTTAGGAAAGGTTTATCCTACACGTCTTCAAGGCATTACCTATCCGAGTCATTGTGTTGTAAAAACTATTTCAGAATTGCCCGAATTTGCCCATCTCATTTCAGATGTAGACAATAGTCGTCGATTTTTAGAACTTCGTGAGGGCATTAATGAAGCAAAGGCAAAGCACTTTACATTTAAGACTATGTGTGGAACTACATATGTAAGCGTTTTTGGTAATAAATAAAATAAAAAAAAACACTATACACTAATATCTTATACAGAAGTACTATTTTTTTTATTATAATTCTTGAATAAAAATTGATTTATAATTTTACAATTATATTATTATATAAGTTATATTATCTTTATATTACGAAGTTAAAAAATGAATTATACTAATGGATATATTTATGTTAGAACACATGAAGCATACGATAGTTATAATGCTTGTAAATTAGGTAAAACTGATAATATTAGAAATAGAGAATCATCTTATATAACAGGTGAAATAAGACATGGAGTCTTTTCATATGTCTTTGAAGTACCGCTTGAAAAATTGCATAATGCTGAATTATGGTTACATTATGAGTTTAGAAGCCATCGTGTTTATTTTGGTAAAGGTAATGGAACAGAATTTTATAAAAAAACTATTATTCCA